TCAGAAGTCCGTCTCGACGTACAACCCAGCGCAGTCGTAGACGACAGCAGCGGCGGTCGCCCCGTTGTTGAGGAACAGCCGCGGCGACAGAAACTGCGTCGCAGCGGGCAGGTCGGCGGAGATTTCCTGTTCGAAGATGGCGCCCGAGACCTCATCGACGACGCGCACCCAGACAGAGCTTCCATTCGGCGGGGCCGCGATGAACAGCGTCAGCACGCCGCCGGTGGCGATACCGAAGGACGCGCCCATGTCGGTCAGGGTCGGCGCGCCGGTGCCGTCGTTCGCGACCAGTTGCCAACGGGTGTGCGTCCCGCGCTGGAAGCCGATGCCGATGCAGTTGATGGCGGCTGCGAGCGTCAGCGTGGTGGCGAGCGCGGCGGTGGAGCCGTAGAGGCCGAAGAAGCCCATTCCGGTCGCCTGCAACGTCGTCAGCGAAATCCGCGTCACGAAGGTCCAGCCGCCGAGGCCCGCCGCGTTCCCGCGCCAGCAGGCCCAACCTGCGGAGCGCTGATCGGCCACCGAGTCCACGACGGCCGCCGAGGTCAGACGCCAGCGGCGCATGCTGGCGGCGAGGTTCGTGGCGGCCAGCGTCGGGTGCGACACGGTCCCGACCGAGGTGATCGGCAGGCCCTCGGTAGTGATCGTCGTGCTGACGGAGGGGGACCAGTTCGCAATCCGGTTCACCCCGAAATGCGGCTGAAGGGGGAAGTCCCGGCCAGAGGGACGCATGACGTCGATCCACGGCGCACCGGCGCGGCTGCGCGCATAAAGGGTTGCCTTCCCTGTGGGCGGCGGAGATGGCGCTGCGGCAAGCCCCGGCAGAACCGTGGGCTGTGGCAGTTCCACTTGGCCGCTGGTGCGGTCGATGCGGATCGCGTCGAAGAAGGCCGAGCCATCCGGGCTGACCTTGAAGCTGAAGTCGTCGTTGCCGAGGAGCCCGATCAGCGCTCGGGCGGAGAAGCCGGTCTTGAAGGCAAAGGCCGCGTCATTCCCTGCCGCCGCCTTGTTGACGGTGGCCTCGATCCCGGCGCCTGCGTTGTTCAGCAGCACAGCAGGCGTGTTGACCGAAACCCGGTTGTAACTGTCCGCTGTGGCCCCGCCGAGGCCCAGAAGCTGCGCGGTCAGGTTCGCCTGCGGCATGCCAACTTGTGTGACGGCATTGGCGAAGGTTACCGTCGGCGTATTGATGACGGTCGTGCCGCCCGCACCGGCGCTGGCCGAGCCGATGTTCACGACCGTAGTCGATCCGAACGCGCCGCCGGTCCCGATGTTCACGGTCTTGGTCACGCCGGTCGTCGTGGCCCCGGTGCCCATCCCATAGGTGGCGGTGGTCGTCGCCGTGCCGATGCTGGCCGACGCCGCCGAAACGGTGACCGTGCCTGAGGCGGTCAGCGTCCCCGAAAATGTCTTGTTCCCGGTGAAGGTCTGCGTGCCCGCAAGGATCGCCAGTTCGGACGAGGTGTTGGGAAGCGTGAAGCTGCGGGTGGTTCCGGCGCTGATGCCCGCCAGCGAGAAGGTCGCTTTCTTCGTCGGGTCAGCATCGTTCACCAGGCTGAACACCGAATCCGACACTTCGCGCGGCTCGCCCACGACCGCCCAGGCGCTGCCGGTCCAGACGAGGAACAGGCCCTCGGCCGCGACCCAAGTGAGCCAGCCGGTGCGCGGCACCAGCCGGATCCATGCGCCGTCCACCCAGAAGGCAATGTTCAGATCCCATCCAGCCCAGAGGCCGGTCGCGCCCGAGGCCACGAGGTGCCGGTTGCCTTCGGCCGGGCTGGCCGGGGGCGTGGTGCGCGTGCGGTCGAGGACCGAGAGCTGCACCATGGCATCGAGCAGGCGCAGGGCCTCGTTGTGGGTGACATGCTTCTGCGCTTGGGCGGCAAGGAGATAGGGCAGGCCCAGATGGGTCGTGGTGTCGGACATGGGTGTTCCCGTGGGTTGGGATCAGAATTGCATCGTGACCGCGGCAGGCGTGCCGCGGCCGAGGCGGTTCGAAAGCTGGAAGATGCGGAGCGCCAGCGTCTGGCCAGGCCCGAGCAGCGCACCCCAATCGGCGGTCTGCTGGGCGGCGGTGTAGAGGACGGAGGTCGTGGTGCTGGTCAGCGTGCGCTTGATCGCAGCGCCGTCGAGGATCTGGACGTCGTAGCTTTCCAGGTCCTCGGCCAGCGGCACCTCGACCTGTTCCCAGGCATCGGCCACCAGCGCGCGCGATCGCCGCGTCCAGCGGATCGTCAGATCGCCCGGGCTGCGGGCCGTTCGCCACGGCTGTTCGACATGGACCGGCGCGAAGGGAACAAGCCCCTGGCCAGTGGGGGTGAAGCCCAGCGCGGCATAGCTTGCGTCACTGACCGCTCGCGCGGCTGGTCCCACGCGCCAGTTCCATGGCAGACCAAGGTCGGCCTCGGCGATGGGCAGCGCCGAAAGCGCGGCATCCAGGACCACGACCCGCGCGCCAGCCGGAGCCGGGTTGCCCATGGCATGTTCCGTTCCGCGCTGGCCGCGCAGGAGGCGGGTCAGGCGATAGCGGCCGGGCGCGATCAGTTCGACCGCGCCCGCCTGCACGATCTCCCATTGGCCAGCGGCACTTTCGACCGCGAGGGCATTGGCCCCGCCGAACAGCGCGACGTCCGTCACGCTTTCCAGCGTTCCGGACAGCAGATCGACCACCAGCGCGTTGCCCAGATCGAAGCGCGAGGTCGGCCCCGGAAAGAAGTCGAAGGCCAGTGTGCCAATCCGCGCCCGACTGCCGAAGGTGGTCAGGAGGTTGAAGCCATCCGTCGACGCGCTTCGGAAGACTGCGATCTCGCCCGGCCAGGGGCTGGCATGGGCGGCGATCAGGGGGCGATGCGCGGGCTGGTCTTCGGTGATCTGCGGAAGGTCCAGCATCACCACCTCGGGCGTGCCGAAGACGACCGGGCTGGCGAGCGAGGCCGGGCGGGGATCGCCGGGCGGCAGATCATAGGCTGCGCGGTCCTGGCGGACGGCCTCGATGCCGCGCGCCTCGGCATCGGCGACGGAGACGAGGCGGAACTCGACCTTGCGACCATCATGGACCAGCCGGATCACGTCGGCAGGGTCCAGCGCCAACCGCGAGGGTGGAAGGCGAAAAGTGGCGCTTTCCCGGCCGATCCAGGCTTCCATCAGCGCGCGACGGCAGCGGCGTTCGGCCTCCTCGGGCGGGATCGCCATGGGGAAGGACTCGGACGCGATGCGGCTGGTGTCGACAGTGATGCGCCGTGCCTCGACCAGCGCCGCGTCATAGTCCTCGTCAGCCCGCGCGACCTGCCACTTCAGCGCCTGGGGCAGTTCGGTCTCCTGGCCACGGGTCAGTTCGAAGGCTTCGCCGTCACGACTGGCCACCAGATCGTCGATGGCCAGTGTGGCGACCGAGGCGCGGCCGCGCATGACGAAACGGATCACGCCCTCGGTCTCGATGGCGTCGAAGCCGAAGTGGCGGGCGAGCGTGGAAATGGACGCGCGAGGGCTTTCGAGGGCCCCGATCACATATCCCTCGACCGCGCCCCAGAGGCCCGAGACGTCAATCAGGCTTTCCGCCAGCCCAGCGCGCAGGCAGAGGTGGCGCACGAGAGCGGCCAGCGACACCGCGCCCAGCCGCCCCGTCAGCCAGTGACCCAGCCGCCAGTTCGGGCCATCGGTCCAGACGCCGGTCAGCTCGGGAAAGAACGGATAGGGCCGCGCGTCCCAGGTCCAGGCGGCGCATTCGGGGACATGGACCATCCGGCCGCCGTAGACGGCCGAGGTCGGGTTGTTCGCGCCCTGACCCCACCAGAGGTAGCTTGCCTCGAGATAGGCGCGCTGGATGGCATCATCGCGCCAGCCGCGCGAGAAGTAGGGCGTGAAGCTCTCGGACGACTTCGGGTCGAAGAAGACGTTCGGCTGGTTCGTGCCCCGGTCGATGGCCGGGCAGCCGAGTTCGGTGAACCACACCGGCTTGGACTGCGGCACCCATGCCGTGGGCGTGCCGCTCTCGACCCCGCCCGGGCGGTTGAAATGCGGGTTCGACCACCAGGCGTGGAGATCCTTGTAACGGAAGACCCACGGTTTGCCCGCGACCCCGTCCGTGATGGGTGTGCGGATCTGGGCCGACCGGTCAGCGGCCGAGGCGTAGAACCAGTCGAAGCCTTCCCCGCCCGCGATGTTTGCCTGCAGGTAGCCCCTGTCATGGATCGCGGGCCAGCCTTCAAGGGCGTCGGCATGGTCGAAACCGTCGCGCCAATCTGACAGCGGCATGTAGTTGTCGATGCCGATGAAATCGATGTTGGCATCGGACCAGAGCGGGTCGAGGTGGAAGAACACGTCCCCGGTCCCGTCGCCCGGTTGGTGGCCGAAGTATTCCGACCAGTCGGAAGCATAGCCCACCTTGGTGCCCGGCCCGAGGATGGCCTTCACATCCGCCGCCAGCGCCTTGAACGCCGTCACGGCCGGATAGCCGCTGGCGCTGGAGCGGATCGTGGTCAGGCCCCGCATCTCGGTCCCGATCAGGAAGGCATCGACCCCGCCTGCCGCCGCGCAGAGATGGGCGTAGTGCAGGATCATCCGGCGCAGGCCCCAGTCGCCCGATGGGCCGGTCCAGCTGACGGTATCGCCCGACACGCTGAAACTGCCGGGCGTCGCAGCACCAAACAACGCCGACACTTGCGTTGCCGCCGTGCCGGTCTTGTCCACCGATCCGGCAAAGCCCGCCGCAGGTGAACAGGTGATCCGCCCCCGCCACGGAAACGCTGGCTGGCCTAGCGTGGCGGCATTGGCGCTGTAAGGGTTCGGCAGTGTGTTGCCGGGCGGCACGTCCATCAAGAGAAAGGGATAGAAGGTCACGCGCAGCCCGCGCGCCTTCATCTCCTGGATTGCCTGCACCACTGCGAAATCTGTCGGCGTGCCGCCGTAGACCGGCCGATCCTCGGCGTCGCGGCTGACCAGATGCGCGCTGGCGCGGCTGACGCCATTCACCGACCAATTGGCGGGGGTGGTGGCTTTGGAGGCAACCTCGACGCCGGGCTTCACCTTGCAGACCCCAGCGCGCAGGTCGTTGCCGAACCAGGCTACGACGAGGCTGACGCTTTCGACCGCCGGGGCCATGGCCTGCAGCCGGTCCAGCGCCACCACGATGTCCGGTTGATCTGGCAGCGCGTTCAGATTCTCCGCGACAGTGGCACCACCACTGCCCTTGCGGATTGCATCGGTGGCATAGGTGAACTCGCCCGAGGCCGGGATCATTGTGACGGCCTTCACCAGCCCCTCGGCTATGTCGGGGTCGGCCAGTGGGCGGAACACCTCGAAGCTGAGTTGCGGCAGGCGGTTGCCGAAGGTTGCCAGCGCCAGATCCTCGAACACGACATAGGCCGTGCCGCGATAGGCGGGCGTGTTGGCCGCGCCCATCTTCGCCGCAATGAAGGGATCGGCCGTTTGTACCTCGTTGCCGGGATACCAGCGCCAGGTCACGCCGGTCATGTCCATTGCCTTGCCGTCGGCCCAGACGCGACCGATGCCGGTGATTGGTCCTTCGCAGAGCGCCACGGCAAAGCTGGCATAGTAGAGGTATTCGGTGGTTTTAACCTTGCCACCCCCGCCGCCCTTGCCGCCGCCCTGCGTGGTGGTCTTGGTCTCCTCGCGGAAATCGGTGGCCCAGATGATGTTGCCACCAATCCGCATGCTGCCGTAGAGGCGCGGGATCACCGCTCCTTCGGTGGCCGAGGTGATGCGCAGCGTGTCGAGCCGTGCGCCCTCGATCCGCTGAGCCGGGGCCAGCGATGACACGATCCAGCTGTCGACGACCGAGCCCACGGTCGAGCCGATGAACCCGCCGATGGCTGCACCGGAAAAGCCGAGGATCGCACCGCCAAAGGCCCCGCCGATGGCAGTGCCGACAGCGCCGAGGACAAGCGTGGCCATGGAAAACTCTCAGCGTTTGGGAAAGAGGAAAGCAAAGGCGATGCGGCGTCGCCATGTCGGGGTGACCGGTTCCTCGATCACGCCGAGCCGCTCATAGGCATGAAGGAAGGTGTCGGGGCCCGTCAGGATGCCGACATGCTTGGCTATGGCACGCGGCATCATGCGGAACAGGATCAGCGCACCTGGTGGGGCATCGGCGGGAGCGATTTCCGGCATCATGCGACGCGCGCCTTCGGCCAGCACCTCGCGCGGGCCGCTCTCGCCCCAGTCCCGGCTGTAAGGGGGGATCGGGAAAGGCTCGGGCCCGACCACCTCGCGCCAGACACCGCGCGCGAGGCCGAGGCAGTCACAGCCGACGCCCTTGAGGCTGGCCTGATCGTGGTAGGGCGTGCCGAGCCAGGACCGCGCGGTGGCGATAACGGTGTCGGGATCGGCAGCGGTCACAGCACCGCCCCCTCATGGCCGCCATCGGTGGTGGCATAGCGCAGGACGGCATCCTGGCCGGGAATATTGGGAAAGCCCCGGAAGTTGGCGACATTGGCGAACTTCGTGCCACAGGTCGTGATGCGCTTGTCGCACCCGGCGCGGATGGTAAAGGTGTCGGACATGGCAATGGCGCGCACCGGCGCTTCAAGCAGGGTCAGGATGGCAACGCCATCGACGAGGTCGTGCGACAATACCTCGGCCTGTCGGCCAGCATTGGCCCCACTCGTCCAGTCGAGGGTGCCGAAGGTGAACCAGCCAGAACTGAAGCCGCCAAGCCCCGAGGCGGTGAAAGCTCGGTCGCGCAGAAGGTCGATGATCGCGCCGGTGCCCTTGAACATCGGAGCCTCGAGAGGGACCGCGCAGCGCGCATCGCCAAGGGCGGCATCGCATGTCGCCTGAAACGTACGCCCGACCGTCTGGCCCAGCACATGGGCAAGGCTGCGCACCTCGGCCACGAAGGCCAGCCGCCCGCGCCGGATCTGGCCAATTGCCCCGCGTCGCATCAGCAGGCGCTGGCCGACGCTCAACCAGTTCACCCGCCAGACCTCGACGGCCGCATTGTCCCAGCGGCCGTCGAGAATGTCGGTCTCGGTGATCCGGTCGGAGGACAGCACGCCTTGGGCGTCCTGCGCGTCGACCGACAAGTCGGAACCTGAGCGCACCTCCGAGGCCGCAAAGCCGCTCTCTGGCTCGAAATCGGTGCCGTCGAACGTCAGGGCCCGGTCGTGATCGGTGAAGCCAAGCGTCACCCCATCGGCCCGCACGATCCGCCAGCACCAGGCCAGCGTCGTCGTGCCCTCGTCGAGATGGGCCTGAAGTGCGGGCGGGAGAGCCTTCACTTCCGCCCCCAACCGCGCCACAGGGCGACCGAGGCTAGCGCCGAGGAAACCACGCCTCCCGCCGTGCCGGTCAGGGTGTAGAGGTTGAAGGGACGCAGATCGAAGCTGCCGGTCACCAGATCAAAATCCGCCAGCCCGGCCATGGCCAAGCCGGAGGCAGCAAGGCAGGCCAGATAGACCAGCCCGCGTGCGAGGTTCCAGTTCATGATGTTGCCTTTCCTTTGAGAAATTCCACCAGCTGCTGCCACCACGACGGGGTGGCAGGCGGTTGGGTAGGTACCGGCAGTGGCACGGGCGGCGACACCGACACGCTCGTCGGGCGCAGCAATGCCAGCGCCTCGGTCTCGGACAGTCGCCGGATAAGTCGCGAGAAATCCACCCGGCCATTGCGATCGACCGACCAGACCGGGATGGTGCCAGTCGGATAGCGGCCATCGCGGAACAGATCGCGTTCGGCCTCGCGGCGCGTGCGGATCGCGGCGGGTCGGAGCCAGCCCATGAAGGCCTGTGCAGCAGCGGCGCGGTTGCGCATGTTCAGATGGCGGGTCAGCGACGCTTTCGCGATGCCACCGGTGTTGTAGTGGAAGCTGACCAGCGCATCGAACTCGTGCGGCTCCAGCGGCACCTTCACTGCGCGCAAAACCTCTGCCTCGTAGGCCACGATGTCGGCGCGGAAGAGCCGGAACGCCTCGCGGATCCCCGCATCGAGATCGGTCGGCATGCCACGCGACATCCGTGCCGGATCGGGTGGACCAGCGGCCGCGGTGTGGCCGATGCCGAAGGTCCAGACGTTTTTGACGTCGAGATAAGGTCCGGGCACGATTCCTTCGTGCCGGACGAGGGCCAGCAGGCCCCGGTCGGTCATGTGCATGGGATCACCCGAAGATGGAGGAAAGGATCAGGATCAGGGCGGCGACCAGAAGGCCGATGCGCAGTCGATGGCTGAAAGCTTGTGCCGGATCGGCGGCGTCGCAGCGCATGGCGCGCGCGAGACGGATCAGTTCATGCATCGGGGTTGCCCCCATTGCCACTGCGCAGCCGCGCAAGGACGACTTCGATGAAGGCGGGGCCGAAGACGCCGACCAGATAGGCGGCCGAGCCTGCCGCGCCCCCGGCCGGGATCGCTTGCGATGGCAGGCCGAGCCAGGCGGTGATGATCGCCATGGACAGACTGCCCATCCCGGCCGCGATCAGACCGCCGAGCAGGATGTGGCGCAACGCATCGCGCAGCCGCATCCGAGTGGTGAGCGCATTGGTCGCCCCGCCAAGCGCGCCCCAGGCGGCGAGGATGACGGCGGTGGAGGTCGCCAGGTCACGCAGCACCGCGGCGATAAAGCCGGTTTCTTCGTTCATCGCCGGATCTCCAGCAGCGGAATGGATGTGATCGACCCCAGCCGCTCGAGGTCGAGGGTGACGTCGAGCACATCGGTGTCGAAGCGGACGGGGACATCGAATTCGAAACCGGCCGTGATTGCGACGCCCGCGCCGGGGGCAGTGGTGAAGGTGACGCTGCCGGTGGTGGTGTCGACACTCCAGCCGGACATCTGCTCGACGCCGTTCAGGGCGATGCGGACGGTCCCTGCCATCGGCTTGGCGATGGCACGGGTCCAGCTTTGCGCGCCGGACGTGTAGCGCTTCAACAGGGCGAAGGTGGTGACAGCACCATTGCCGGTGCCGACGGGCTGGTCAGTCGGGGCGACCGTCTGCGACTGCAGGCAGGACTTGAAATCGGCCCAGTCCTTGAAACGGAAGCCATGGAGGCGGCCGTTGCGGGCCTCGAAGAAGGCGACCACCGCCGCCAGATCGTCGGCGCGGCGGATGCCGTAGGCCACGTCGTAGCGGCGGCGGCTGTTTGCCCAGCTCGCATTGCGTTCCTCGGCCCCGCTCGCCAGTTCGACGATCTGTGTGCGCCGCTCGGGGCCACCGCGTGCGCCCCGGCTGATGTTGTCCGGAAACCGGACCTCGTGAAATGCCATGGCTGATCCTCACATGCCCCGCCGCCCGAGCGACACGGCACGGGCAATGTCGCTGGCGACCTGCGTGCGCGACTGGCGGAAGCTCTCGGCGTCGCGGGCGTTGATCGTGACGTTGACGGTGGAAGCGCCCGCCTGGCCGTAACTGGCCGCCTCGCGCCGGGAGAGAACCCGCTCCCCGCGTTGCAGGATCGCGGGCACCTCATCGGGACGCAGCCCGGCCCAGCCCCCGTCGTGCATCCGCGGCGCACTTGCGAAGGCCAGCGCCGGGACCATCCGGCCGGGACCGGGGGCGCCAGCCATCCCGCCTGCATGCAGGATGTTCGCGAAAATCCCACCCGCCCCGCCCAGCGCGCCGGAAAGGGCATTGGCGATGGGGCCGAGGATGAAGCGCCGGGCCGCGAGCTTCGCCAAATCGGCGATCATTGAGGTGACCAGATCGCGGAAATCGAGCTTCCCGGTCTTCACGAAGTCACCGATGGCGTTCTCGGCACTCTGGAAGGCCCCGACCAGCGCGCTGCCGATATCGCCGCCAATGTCGCGCGCCTTCGCGGCGTAGTCGGCGAGTGCGGCCATGACGGCCTGCCAGCCAGTAAAGGCGGTGTCCGCACCCTCGGCGGCCGCAGCGCCCGCATTGCGCGCGGCGCCGCCAGCGCCCTCGGCGGAGGTGGCCGTGTCGTTCAGCCCGGCTGTCAGGGCATCGGCCGAGGCGGCGGCATCTGCCAGGGCGGTCTCTGCCTCGGTCCCGGTACCGGTCACCGCATCCTTCAGCGCCTGCCAGCTGGCGAGCGGCCGACCGGCGGCATCGGCCAGCATGCCTGCGGCCTCGCGATAGCCGTCGGCCCGGGTGCGGGCATCCTCGGCCATGGCACCGAGGCCGAGGTCAGGCGGTTCGAGGTAAGTCCGCGACAGCGCGGCGGAGAAGGCATCTGCGGCGGCGGCACCGGCTGCGGTCGCAGCCCCCTCGAAGGGATTGCCGATGCGGCCGAGTTCCACCGGGTCTAGGATGCCGATCCTCACGCCACCTTCGCCGGTAGCCCATTCCGGCAGCAACGCCAGCGCGGCGTTCAGCGTCTCGATGAAGTTGTTGATGCGGGTGACCACGCCGTTCAGCATCGCCTCGACGCCGGAGATCAGCCCATTCGCCGCCTGAAAGGCAAAGTCGCCGATGGCACCGGGCAGACTGCCCCAGATCGCCACCGCCGCGTCATAGGCCCCCTGGAAGATCGCCGCCGTCCGGTCGCCGAAGCTGACGACACCCGCGATGGTGCCTTCCAGCGCCGAGAGCCCTGCCGCCTTCAGGCCCTCCCATCCGGCCGCCATCCGCGCGAGGGCTGCATCCAGCGACAGACCGATCCGCGACCAGACCTCGCGAGCCAGATCGCCGAGCAGGCGAAACGCCTCGCCCACACCGCCGACCCGGGAGACCAGCTGCGAGAACTGATAGACCAACTCGCCCGCACCGACGATCAGCGCGCCGATGCCGGTGCGGATCAAGGCGCCGCGCAGGAACACGAGCGCCGTCGCGAGGCCGCGAACCGACAGAGCAGCAACAGCCATACCTGCGACCCAGCGGCCTGCCATGACGGCCGCGAAGGTCGCGGCATATGACGCCAGCCTTCCAAGGTTGCCGATCAGCCCCTCGATGGCCGAGCGCAGGATTCCGCCATCCGAGGCGAGCGCCACGAAGGTATTGGCCAGCGCCTCGATGGTCGGGGCCACGGCGACGGCGATGCGGTTGCGCAGGCCGTCGAAGACCAGCGAGACCGTGCCCAGCGCCAGTTGCGTGCGGCGCAGGGCTTCCAGCGCATCGCTGTCCAGAACTGCGCCAAGATCGGAGGCCTGATCGCCGAGCCGGGCCATCTCCGCGCCGCCGTTGCGCAGCAGCGGCAGCAGGCGCGTCGCGTCCGAGGCCATGGCTTCGAGATAGAAGGTCATCTCCTGCTGGCTCAGACCCGCCCGTTCCAGCGTGTCGACGTAAAGCTGCAGAGCCTCGGGGCCGGAGAGGCGCGCGAACTGGTCAGCCGTCACGCCGACCCGGGGCGCGACGTTCTCGAAGAAATCCGCCATCGGACCGCCGCCGGTCTGCAGGAAATCCCCCACCCGGTCGTTCACGTCCTTGAGGATGTCGGCCAGCTTCTCCTGCTCGATGCCGACCGTTCGCGCCCCGGCCGACCAGCGCTGGAGCGCCTCGGGCGTGGTATTGGCGACCTGCGCGAACTGCCGGATCTGCGCGGCACTCTCGGCGGTAGACTTTACGATCAGACCGAGCGAAGCCGTGGCGGCGGCAGCGGCGGCCCCAAGGGCGAGGCCCGCCCGGCGTGCGAAGGCCGCAAGCCGGGTGTTCGCCAGCTCCATCTCGCGCGAGAGACGGCCGAAGCCCTTCGCTCCGGCTTCGCCAACACCTTCCAGTTCGGCACGCACCTGGCGGCCGCCCACGGCGGCGAGCCGGACGGAGACGCGTTTCTCGGCCATGGGATCGGGGCTCCGGTTGGGATAGGGTCAGTCGCGGCTGGCCGCGATTTGTTCGTTGACGCGGCGGACCATCACCGCCTCGAGGGCGGGCAGCAGTTCGGCGATAGCAGGCGGGGAGATGCCGAGGGCCGCGCCCAAGGCCAGCGCCGCGCCCATGTCCCAGCCGATCACCGCGCCGGGGATGACGCGCATCTGCCCGCCAAGGCGCTGCGCCAGGTCCCAGACCTGCGCGCCCTCCAGCGTCAGGGGCCGGTTCAGCCGTGCGGGGCAGTCGGGACAGGATCCTGCGCAGGCCGCGCAGTAGCCTTCGCCCCCGCCGAAGGACCAGTCGGCAAGGGCGCAGAGCCGTTTTTTTCCGCGTCCAGCAGGAGCGCCTTGGCGACGTACAGGGTCTGGAACGCCTCAAAGGCAGGCCAGAGGTCGAGAAGCGCGTCGATGGCCTCGGGGCTCGGCTCGATGGGAGTGCCATCGGCGTCGCCGATCCCCTCCCATGCAAGGATCGCGCGCCGCGCCAGCGCCTTGGCCATGGCGAGCGCGGCTTCCTCGGTCGCCGCCCCCTCGGGCAGCTCGGCAATCGCGGGATCGCCCCGCGCGGAGACCATCAGCGCCGTGGTGAGCGGGCGGAGCTTGATGCGCACGCCGGGGATGAGGTCGCACCACTGCGGCGCGTTCGTGAGGTCGAGGGTCAGCATGGCAGGCCTTCTCAATAGGTTGCGACGGTGTTGACGAGGACGGCGGTGCACATCCGGGCGGGGCTGCTGGCCTTGGCCGCCTGCCAGTCGAAGGTGGCCTGGATGCCCTGCGGCCCGGGGATCTCGATGCGCGGCCGCGGCAGGTAGACGGCATGCGCGGTGAAGGTGAAGCTGGCGTTGGCGCCGAGGCTCCAGGCGAAGACCAGTTCGCAAGGCGTGCCGTCGATGGCCTGGGTGATCAGCGTGGTGTCGGCGAAGCGCACCTCCACCCGGCCCGTCAGCGCGGCCATGCCGGGGTCTGCCCCCTCGATGCGGCCGTCCGAGCGGATGGTCTCGATGCGGTCGAGGCCATTGGAATAGGTCACCTCGGCCGAGATGACGTTGCCGAGCGGCGTGCCGTTGCGCGTGATCGCCCCGTTGAAATGCCCGAACCGCTGCAGCGCCAGCGCGGTGGGCGTGCCTGCGGCCGTGGTGGCGGCGACGTTCTCTCCCTGCGCCACCAGCCGGGCCGTGGCGGTCAGCAGCCCCGACCGCGCCATCTGCCAGGACAGCTGGTCGCAGACGCAGCCGGTGTACATCGCGTAGCGCGGCACCTCGGGCATGGCCGTCTCGATGGCCATCGACGGCAGGGTCCAGTTCCCCGACTGGAAGGTGTGGGTCTTGGGCGTCGTGCCGGTGGTCGTGGGCTGACCGAAGGCGGCCTTCAGCCAGAGGCCGAAGTTCTCGACGTCGATCGGCACGACGACATCGCCATCGGCGGTGACCGCGTCCTTGATCGGGGCCAGCGGGTCGCGCCCTTGGCCCAGCAGTTCCGAGGCGATAAGCGGCTGTTCAGAGCCGAGTGTGGTGCTGGCGAAGGGCACCGTCCGGTAGCCCGTGGCGGGCGCGGTGCCATAGACAGTCTCGAACGCAAGCGCCATCTGCGCCCGCGCGCCGTGTGCGCGTGCCATTGGGGTCTCCTTGGATGTGGGGTGTCAGGCCAGAGGGCCGGTGGTGGTGTAATGCAGAACGACGGTGATCACCGCCGCCTTCAGACTGGCGGCACCCTCGACCGGCAGATCGACCGGACGCGGCGCTTCTGCCTCGACCCAATCGCAAAGACCGCCCAGTGTGCGGTCGGCGGCGAGCGCCGCGCCGATGCTGGCGCATAGCGTGTCGAAGGCGGCGTCACGGGCAGCGCCCTGCACGACCGCCTCGATCTCGGCCCGGTGCTGGTAGTGATAGCGCAGCGGCGAAAGCGTGACCTCCGGCTCCCCCGGCTCGCCATCGCGTAGGATCAGGAGGCCAGCAGCGGGCACGCGCTCGGGCAGCACATCACCGCGCAGGGCGGTGGCGGGCAACGCCGAGAGCCGCACGTACAGCGCGGCGAGGATGGTTTCGCGGAGGGTGGACATAGTCGTACTCGGAGTTGAGTGACACTGACACGGCCACTTTGCAGAATGCCAACCGGTGTATCCGAACTTCCACACTTGACAGCCAAGTGCTTCGGAACGTAACGACACTGGGCGGCAGTAGCCTTAATATGGCAGAGGCACTGATCTTTGATCAGAAGTCCCGGTTCGATTCCGGGCTGTCGAGAGTGGGGCTTCTGCCCCTTTCTCGACAGCCCGGGGTGATCATGGACCAAGCAGCAAAGTTAGCAGTTTTTAGAGCTCAGGTGCTTAATGCGCGATCATTGAAGACAGCGCTGCGGCAGGTACACCGATGTGTTAACGACGCACTTCGTTCAAACGACCAGGCGCGAGTATCAGCCTTCACGAAGACCTACGCGCTTCTTTTTTGCTCCTGGGCTGAAGCGAATTTCTCAAAGATAATTCACACGCCATACGGCTTCGAAATCGATGAAATCGCACAGATACAAGTTGCAAAGGGCGAGGGCATTGCCACCGCTTGGAAAAAGGCTGTTGAACTGGGCTTACGTCACCTCGACGCAAAGAGAGGCAACTTTCAGCCGAACACGAAACAGAAGCTATTTGGCGTAATAGAACGTCACGTCTTTGATCCAAGCCTTTTCAGAAACAAACTTGCCCACGGCCAGTGGAGTGTAGCGCTGAACCGAAAAAATGACTCTGTTGAAGCAGAACGTACGGCGCAGATTGCAGCATTGACCGTGGTGCAAGTAAGTTCATGGATCCGAGGGCACGAACTTATGGCGGAGGCAGTAGAAGCACTCATCGAGTCACCCCGAAAAGCGTTCATGCGTGACTGGTACCAGTATGTTGTTGACCTAGAGGCGAGCATTATCGCTGCTGAGCAACGCACTTTGGAACAGCATGTACAAAACCTGCTGGAAAAGGACGCTCGAACAGGGGCTAAAGCAAAACGGCATGCGCCCAATTGATGTGCAATGCCGCGCTTGGGGACGATCAGTATCCGACTACGTCTTGCACCCAGTTCGCCACGATCAGCCCCGGCACGGCGTCATGCGCCCGCTCCGCATCCCGCGCCAGATCCAGCCGTTTCGGCAGCTTGACCTGCGGCACCAGCAGGAAGATTGGCGCGGTCACGAGGCCCCGGCCGGTCTTCGACCTGGACGCCACGGCGCGGCCCTTCGTGTTCAACCGCCCCTCGGTCACCAGAAGGCTCGGGCCCCTGCGGCGATAGATGAACCGCAGACGCAGGCCGGTGCGGCGCTCCCATTCGCCGGGCGTGATCCGGCCGCCGCGCAGGGACTTGACTGCAGCGGGCGTGGGGATCGCCAGCCAGAGGCCGTTCTTCGAGCGGATCAGCGGGCCGGTATCGTGGGCGCCGACAATGACCGGTGCATTGGACCAGACCACGGCCGCCGCGTTCAGGCTGGGCGTGGCCTTGGGGAACTGCTCCGACCGGATGGTGCGGGCGAGCCGGGGCCCGAGGCCCGCGCCGGTGATCTGCAGCCGCCACGCCACCTTCAGGCCGGTCCCAGCCTCGCGGATCGCGGCCGAGACGGCCCGCTCGCCCGCCGCAACCTCGGCCGCCATCATCGCGACGATATCGGGATCAATGTCGAGCTTCAGTTTCATCGCGGTCACGCCGGGCGCAGGTCGACGGTCCAGACCAGCCGCTCGCGGTCGCGGACGGGCTCGCCCTGGATGAGAAAGGCGTCGCCGTCGATCTCGATGCGGTCGCCGGGGCGCGGGGCTAGAACCTCGGTCACCCGCAGGTCGATGCGGGTGGTCTCGGACCAGAGCCGCGCGTCGCCGAAGTCGATGACCGCATCGGCACGCCGAGCGACGACGCGCACCAGGACCGGCGCGCCGCCATTGGCGATGTAGACCGCATCCCGCCCGATGTTCGGATCGGCGAAGAGCGCGCCGACGGCGGCGGCAAAGGCGCTCATCAGAAGGTGCCGTTCAGCCGCACCCGGCCGACCACATCGCCCGCGCCACCCGCCACCACCTCGGTCGCCACGCCAATCAGCGTGTTCGAGGTGGTGACCTTGGTGGTCTGGCGGGCGGTGTTGTCCCAGTAGATGCGGTCGCCCACGGCCCAAGCTTGCGAGCCGAGCTTCTTCAGCTCGTAGACGCCCACGAGCGCGGCCTCGACGGTTTCGCCGAGGGCGGCGGTGCCTGAAGCCACGCCGAAGATGGAGCCGACGAGCAGGCCATCGCCCGATGCGACGGCATAGGGCGCAGTCAAGGTGATGGTGTTGCCGGGCTGGACGTAGGTTTTCATGGGGGTTCCCCTCTGGATCGTGGTTGCAAGGAGTGCGAATTTTTCCTACCTTTGCGGCAGGAGGATCGGACATGGCCGGAAAGATCAGCATTTCCATCACCGAAGAGCACGCGGCCCTCTTGCAGGAAGCCGTGGGCAGCGGGGCCTATGCCTCGTCGAGCGAGGTGGTCCGCGAGGCGCTGCGCGAGTGGCGGGCCCGTCGGGTCGTGGGTGACCTCTGGGATGCCGGGATCGCCAGCGGCCGCGCCGAGCCCGGCACGACGATGGCAGATATCAAGCGCGAGGCACGCAGCCGCCGCAGCCTGGCCTGACCCTTCATGCCGCAAGTGTTCTTCACGCGGGCGGCCCGCGACGACCTGATCGAGATCTGGACGCATATCGCCGAGGACGATCCGACTGCCGCAGACCGCGTTCTCGACCGGCTGGACGAGGTCGCCAGCCACCTGGCGGATAACCCGCAGATGGGCCCCGCCCGGGACGATATCCGCCCCGGGCTGCGCTATCTGGTCAGCGGGTCCTACCTGCTCCTGTACCGCATCGACGGCGACGACATCGAGATCGTCCGCGCCGTGCACGGGCGGCGCGACCTCTACGGGTTGTTCTGACCTTACGCGCCCGGGTTCTTGTAGAGGCCGCGCCAGTCGATGGCCTTGGCGCCGAAGTCGAGGCGGCACTTGATCTCGACCCCGTCGACGTCGAAGCCGTTGCGCGTCTCGATGTAGGCGCCCTGCTGGCCCTCGAGATAGGCATACTCGATGGTGTCGATCTGGTTGGGCGAGGCCGCCAGATACCAGGAGGTGGCGCTGGCCGCGTCGAGACGCGGCTCGCTGATCGGCGAGAGCGTCCGGATCGACTGCGGCACCACCTTGGCGCTGTCGGCGGGCACGAGGTTCTGGGCCACCAGCTGCTCGGCCTTCAGTTCGAGGGCCGCGGGGACGATCAGGAAGGCGGGCCGGATGTTCAGCACCGTCTTCTTGTCGAGCCCGGTCTGCAGCGCCATCGCCGCCCGCGCGGCACCGACACTGGCCACGTCCATCGCAGCGCCAGTCGCGGCGAGGTTCTTGTGCGTCGTGTGGAAGAGCGCATTGCCGTCAGCCATCGCCGGGTTGGCGGTGATGATGCCCCAGACGACGTCGCTTTCCAGCTGGGCGATGGAGTTGCCGTACATCGCAGGGATCCGGGTGAAGGCGTCGAGATCGTCGTTGATCAGCACCTGCCGAGTGATCGCCACGACCCGGCCATAGGTCTTGACCTTGTAGCTCTCCTTGCTCTCGCCGAGTGTTCCGCGCTTGAACTCACCGCTTTCGCCCACTTCCAGAAGCTGCGGCGCTTCGCCGAGCTGGACGCGGTGCATGGACTTGAAGTCGGTCGCCAGCACCTGGCGGCAGAAGAGCGAGAAGGTGCGGGGATAGGCGTCATAGGCCTGCCGCAGGGTCTTGTTGGTCACCGCCGACAGGATCTCGGGGAAGTCCGAGGTCGAGTGCAGGGCCCGCGTAGCCACCTCGTCGCGCGACAGGCCGCGCGTGTTGACCCCGGCATTACCGAGGCTTTCGCGGGCCAGTTCCAGCAGTGTCATGCCGCGGTACTGGCGGGCGGCATCCTCCAGCGGGAAGAGCGTCGGGCTGTAGCGGTGCAGGAGCGCATTGGCCACCGCGTCGCGGCGGGTGATGCGTTCGTCCCGGCCGCCGAGGGGGACCGAGACATGCGGGAAGGTGCGGGTCTCATCCGACTTGGCCGCAACCTGATCGAGGATCAGGCGGCGGGATTCGTCAACGCTGACGCCGCGCTTGACCAGATCCTCGGCGAAGCTGCGCTCGAGGTTCAGGCGGCCGGTCAGATCGTAGATGGTGGAGACGCGGTCGCGCTCGGCCTCGCGGGCGCGGGTTGCGATGGCTTCGGTGTCGGGCGCGGGCGCCGGTTCCGGCATGCGCGCGGCGGTCGGTTCGAGCTGTGCCGGGGCCGCGACGGGCTGCTGGCGGGTCTCGGTAAAGGCGGGGACATCCCCGGCCACGGTGGTCGTGCTCTCAGGCATGGATGCCTCCTTTTGCATGCGGGTGTCGACGATCTCGACGGGATAACTGGCCTGATCCGAGACGCGCACCTGCGCGTGGGGATCGGCGGGGACGGTCACGAAGCTGACCTCGAGCGGGGTCCAGCGCTCGACGATGCGCTGCTCGACCTCGCCTTTGGCGGCGGGCTCGACGACCTTTACCCGCTCGATGGAATAGCCGACCGAGACGTTGCGGATGATGCCATCGCTGATCAGGCCGAACATGCGGTCGGCGGCCTGATCCAGCCCCTCGCGCGGGAAACGGATGGTCGCCTTGCCTTCCTTGCCCTCGATCCAGGCGCGTTCGACGACGCCCACTTGCGAATGCGATGACCAGACCGAATGGCTGTCGAGCGCCGGAGCCCCGGCATTGAGGCGCGTCAGGTCCACTGCGCGGTCGCTGACCTCGAGGATCTCGTCGAAGGGCACGGAGGTGTCCCAGCCGGTCCAGCGTCGCCGCCGAACGGCCGCGCCGGTGGTGAAGACCACGTCGACGGAGCGGGCATCGGTGTTGACGGTCGCGGGCAAGATGGGCGCGCGCCGCAGCTGCATCGGCAGGGCGACCGGAGCCGCCATGATGGTCTCGGGCATGGCCCTATTCCTTCTCTGGTTCGGATGCGGGGGGGGCCGGTTCGCTGGTCGGCTCGCCGGTCGGATCGCCCGCCTGCGCGCTGCCGGTCTTGGTGACGCGGCGCGGATCGCTGTCGAGCACGAGGCCGAGGCCATCGAGCTTGGCGTTGGTCGCGGCGATTTCTGCCAGCACCGCGTCCGGGTTGTGACCCTGCCGGGCGATGGCCTGCGCCAGCGTCATCGTGCCTGTTCGGATCGCCAGCAGGTCGGCCATCGCGTCCTTGTAGGGATCAACGGCGTCGAACTTCGGCGGCGACCATTCCACCGGCACGTCGGGCGTCGGGATCTGCCCCGCTGCCCATGCAGCCTCGGTGAACCAGCGCCAGACCGGTGCGCAGAGCATCGGGATGAAGAGCTGCCATTGGACGGCATCGATCTGGCGGCGGAACTCCACGAGCCCGGCCCTGATCGAGGAATAGTTGACCTGGCTCAGGTCCCCGGTCAGCAGCTCGTAGGGCACCCGGAACCCGGCCGAGATCGTGTGCAGGCTCGCCCGCTTGTATTCGCCGTAGCCGCCTGTGGCCGAAGGCTGGTTGAACCGGATGTCCTTGCCGCCGCGCGCATAGGCAATCAGGCCCGGCTCGAACTGTTCGACCCGGTTGCCGTCGGCATCGATCACGGAGGGCGCGATACCCTGCTGCGCCTCGTCGTCGCCGAAGACGATGGCGGTGACGCAGGCCTCAGTCTTCTTCCGGACCAGTTCCGCGACTTCGTAATCGTCGAGATCGCGCAAGCTGCGGATCACTGGCGCGCCCCAGGGAACGCCGCGCGCCTGCGTGCGCTGCTTCTCGTAGACATGGGCGATCTCGGTCGCTGGCACTGGGCGGCTCTGCAGCCCGTTCTGCAAGGCGCCGTAGGCGTCGCCCGGATGCTCGGCATGCAGCCAGTAGGCCCGGCGCCTGCCGACCGGGTCGAACTCGATCCCCTGCACAAGGCGTCCTGCGCCGAGCGCGCCGGATTTCGTGGCGTCGAGGAAGTCGGCCTCCAGCACCTGCAATTGCAGCGGCACGGCCAGTCCGTCCGAGGAACGCCGCAGCCTGCGGCGCACCAGAACCTCGCCCGCTTCGATCATTTCACGGCAGATCAGCGTCTGCAGCCCGTAGAAATCCAGCTGGCCGTCGGCGTCGCAGTTCGCTGTCCAGCGGGCGAACAGCGCGTCAACCTTGCGGTCCAGTTTGTCGTCGCCACTGGCAGCGCGCGGCATGATCCCTGCGCCGATGATGTTGTTGACCAGCACCGCCACGGCCTTGGCCGCATGCGGGTTGTTGCGTACCAGATCCCGCATCCGGTCGCGCAAGAGCGCCCCGGCAACGCCAATCTCGGTGTCGGCCGAGGATCCCGGTGCGCGCCAGCCGTCCGTGCGCCGGCCCTTCGCGGCCCCGTCATAGCCCCGCGTCACGGTCTCGAATGCCTGTCGCGCCAGCACGCGACGGGCGGCAGCCCGAGGGGCGACCGTCGCGATAGCGTGATCGAACCAGTTCGCGGGCATCAGCGATCTCCGCGGCTGAAGCCCGCCAACCCGGCGACCGGGAGCGGCCGCGTGGTCCCAGCAATGGCCCGCTCGATGGTGCGGATGCGCGTCAGCAGATCCTCTGCCGACCCGTAGTCGACGGATTTTCCATCATAGCTGACCCGGGTCGTGCCGCTGGCATAGGCGCGGCGGAGTGCTGCGAGTTCGGTTTCCGTCCAGTCCATGCCCTTCGCTCCCGCTCGGTGCGTTCGTTCCCTTGCGACGCTCCACCGGAGCCTCGCATCCGCTGCGCGGACCGGTCCTCACTGTCAGAACCATCCTCCGCGTCGGCCAAGCCAGTCCGACTGCCGTTTTCCCTGGGGTGCGGCTTGCGGCCGGTTGACCCGCCCCGCGCCATCGATTTCCGTTGGCGCCGCCCCGAGTTGATCCTCGAGATCGCGCCATTTCTCGTCGGTCCAGCGATCCGCGCCCGCGATCCAGGCGGCGGCGCGGGCATAGACCCGGCAGTCCAGCGCCTCGTTGCGCTCGCGCAGCTTCTGCCATTCCAGCCGGGCGAAGCCGCGCTTCGTGCGCACCGTCACCAGCTGTTCGGCCACGAACTGCTTCAGCCATTCGTTCTCGACCCAGTGCGGCAGGTGGACCGAGCCGGGCGGGAACGCCGCCCCGTCGGCGATGTCCTCCTCGGTCGGGCGCGCCAGCCGCAGGAAGCGGTAAGTCTCGGCCTTGAAGGTCGAGACCGCCACGGTCCAGAGTCGCGCCCCGCGCCGCAGACGTTTGCCGCCCTCGGTCGCATCGACGAATGTCGGCCCCGATACCGGGCTCGAACGGTTGAACCCCTCGACGCCTTTCACCGGCGACACCTGCCCAAACCCTTGCGCCCGCGACCAGGAATAGACTGCCGGAGCCTCGTAGCCGGTGTCGATGGCGAGCCGTGCGATGCGCAGGTGCGCGCCGCGTTCGTGCGGCCAGGACCTTTCCAGCAGCGCCGACAGTTCCGACCATGCATCATGCCGATCAGGCCCGCCCTCGATCACGACATGATCGACAAGCCAGCTTTCCAGTCCGCGACCCCAGGCCCAGACATCGACCTCGATCCGGTCCTTCTGCACATCGGCCCCGGCCGTCAGGAACAGCCCGCCCGCAGGCACCGAGCCGGATGTCCAGCGCTCGCGGCGGTCGTAGAGCCGCTGCCAGTCCGGGGCTTCGCCGCTCTCGACCCAGCTCTCGCCGAGGATCGTGTTGCGGAATGCCTTGATCGCCTCGTCCGACCCTTGGGCCGCGTCCCAGCCACGGGCGATGCGGGTCCAGCTGAGCCAGCCCACCGGCGAATAGAGCGCCGAGAGGTGATACCCGACCGTGGTCGGATCGGCGGCTGTGGCGGTCGCCCGCCATTCGCCGCCTTCCAGCATCGCCGTCTTGTGGTGCTCCGCGATTGCCGCGTCGCAGCCCTCGCAGTGATATTCCGCCGTCTCCGGGCGGCCCTTCTCCCAACGCAGCCGGTCGAACTTCAGCCATTGCATCGCGCCGCAATGCGGGCACGGCACGAAGAATCGCCTCTGGTCGCTCGCCTCATATTCGCGCTCGATCCGGCTCAGCCCCCGGATGGTGGGCGTCGAGACCAGCAGCACCTTGCGCCGGTGGGCGAAGGTCAGCGACCGCGCCTCGGCCAGCGTCACCGGGTCGCCTTCCTCGTCGGCCGAGGCCGGATAGGCGTCGACCTCGTCGAGGAAGATGTACCGCGCCGGGGTCGAGCGCAGTCCGACCGCCGAGTTCGCGCCCGTCATGATCAGGATGCCGCCCGCGAACTCCTTCGACAGCATCGTGTTGCCCGCGTCGCGGGACCGGGCCGGTTTGACCCGTTCCCGCAGTTCCGGGCTCTCGTCGATCAGCGGATCGATCCGCTGGCGCGAGTTGCGCTTAGCCAGTTCGACCGTCGGCTGGACCGCGAGCATCGGCCCCGGCGCCTGGTGGATGGCGAACCCGATCCAGTTGTTGCCCGCCTCGGTCGCGCCGACCTGCGCGGCCTTCATGAACACGATCCGTTGCGTGGGATCGCCGGGCGACAGCCGGTCCATGATCTCGCGCATGTAAGGCGTACGACCTGTGCGATAGCGCCCCGGTTCGGCTGAGGCGCGGCCCGACAGCATCCGGTGCTTGTCGGCCCATTGCGAAACGGTCAGGTCCGGGTCGGGCGTCAGCCCTGCACCCCAGGTGCGCAGGATTTCTGCTGCGCCGTCGAAGTCGGTCAGGCCCTCATCATCACCGGAAGTCAGGCCGGACCTCGGCGAGTTCGTCGAGGTGGGCACGGACATGTTTCTCAAGGACCTTCTGCATCGCGGCTGGCTCGACGCCCAGATCGGCCGCCATCAGCGCCGCCGCGCGCGCGGGCCAGTTCACCCACGCGTCCCGCACCTCCCGCGCCAGCCGGAACACCAGCGACAGCGCCCGGGCCCGCTCGATCAACTCCCCCTTCAGCTTCTGTAGCCGGATGCGCCGTTCCTGGGCCTTCAGCACCTCGTTCGCGGTCTTGGCCTGCAGGAAGGTCGTCCCGCCGCCGACGGCCGGGACCGCCAGCCCCTGTTCGCGCAGCGTGTCGCCGACGGCGGCCACCGCCGCCTCGGGAACGGGCTTCAGCTTCGGTTCGGGCGGCTTCCGGGTCTTCGAGGGGTCCGTGGTTTCCGCCCGGCGTGCGTCGCTGGCGGCCGCGTTGATGCTGCCGTCGGGATAGAGAACCAGACGCTCAGCGGCCTTGGCCTTCTGGATCGCGCCCCGCGACAGCCCGACATGCGCGGCGTACTGGCGCTCGCTCATGCCCTGCATCGACGGCTCCGATTATCATTCAAGATCAAGTTCTTATCTCGTTGATAAGCATCGCGGACAGAGCGAACGTGTCTCCAACGAAACGATGCAACTCACTTCGGAGCCACCAGAATGACCCGCCGCGCCACTGACAGTGAGACCGCTCCCGCCACCGGTTCGAGGGAGCGGTCGAACAAAGCCCTCGACGCCTTCATAGCCGCGAAGACCGAGATCGACGCGATGCTGGAGCGGCTCGCCGCCCTGAGCGCCGATCACTTCGAGACCAGCCCCGACGAGATCAACTGGGGCCACGTCGGCACCCTGAACCACTACCGCGACCGCCTGCGCGAGATCAGCGACAGCGCCTTCAGGGAAGGCGAGCACGCCGTCTGACCAACTGCAACGCAAGGACTCTCGCCGCGCGCCCAGCGCGGCTTTGGGTCGTAGGAGAGCCGCGACGGTCGCGGCCCCGATCAAGGAGACGACCCCATGCCCCAGATCCAGCTGACCGATACCCAAGCCGTTGTCCTCTCGGCGGCCTGCGCGCGCGACGATGGCGCGGTCTTTCCCGTCACCACCAAGCTGAAGGGCGGCGCCGTCGGCAATGTCTGCAAGAGCCTCCTGAGGCTCGGGCTGATCGAGGAAATCCCCGCCAGCGACCTCAACACTGTCTGGCGGCACGACGAGGAGCGCGGCCCGATCACCCTGCGCACAACGCCGCTGGCACAGACCACGCTCGGGATCACCGAGCCGGAGGCCACCACGACACCAGCCGAAGTCGCCACCGCACCGGTCCTGCGCAGGAAAGGCACCAAGCAGGACGCCCTGATCGAAATGTTGCGCGCGCCGGGCGGCGCCACCATCGCGGAGATCGCCGCCGCGCTCGAGTGGGAGGCCCACACGGTCCGAGGGGCCATGGCAGGCCCCCTGAAGAAGAAGCTCGGGCTCGAGGTGACCTCCGAGAAGGTCGAAGGCCGTGGGCGGGTCTACGCCCTGAAGTAAGTGCTGCAGCCCTCGACGCGCATCGGAAAAGGAGCTATATTCGCACCTAATTCGATGCGCGCCGGGAGGCCAGTCATGAACATCACCAAGGACATCAGCCCGCTGACCGAGTTCAAGCGGGATTCGGCGCGTCTGATCGCGCAGATCAAGGAAACCGGTCGGCCGCAGATCCTGACTGTGAACGGCAAGCCTTCCGTTGTCGTGATGGATGCCGCCGCGTGGCAAGAAATGCAAGACCAGCTCGACTATGCCGAAACGGTCGCGGGGATCCGCAAGGGTCTGACGCAGGCCCGTGCGGGTGAAGGCACCGACGCAGGTACGTTCTTCGACGGCCTCGCCCAGACGAAATGACTTCCCCTCTCCCGGTGATCATTACACCGAACGCGGCGGATGATCTGACAACGTCATGGACCTACCTGCGGGATCGCAACCCGAGGGCGGCGGATGAATGGCTGGCAGGCATCCGCGACACGATCCTCGCCCTCGGCGCGATGCCGGAAGCGCATCCGATTGCCACGGAGTCGCGTGAATTCGATGTTGCCGTCCGCCGCGCGCTGTATGGAAAGGCGACGCGCTGGCGGATCTACTATGCCGTCATCGACGGTGCTGTGCGGGTTCTTCACGTCCGCCATGGTAGCCGGAGCGATTGGCAACCCTGATCCGTTCGAACAGCCGCCGCAGGAGGCAGCCACGGACGAGGGAGACGCCGACAAAGACGAGACCTATCGTGAGGTGTTCAGTCAGCCCGGTCTCAAGGCCGAACCAGGGGAACACCGCAATCTGCGTCGCGATTGCCAACCCGTAGCCGACGATGGCATTGGTCGCCGCCTCGATCAGAGAGGCGACACGTTTCTGCTGCAATGCTCGATCCCTCCCTTCAGGGCTGTGATGGGAAGCGTGGTTTCGGCATCGCGATACGCGGCTGCGACATCCACGATGATGACCGTCCGCGCATTCTGCTTCAGCGCGGCGAAGATCTCCGCTTCGGTGACCAGCCCGACCGCTTGATCAGACTGGTTCTCTGCACAGTCCGTGAACAGAAACCGACCGGAAAGTTCAGAGACGGAGGCCATTCCGGTGAGATCGTCCCGGAGCCTGTCAGTCAGCAGCGATACCGCTTTCATCGTTAGCGCCTGCTTGCGCAGGGTGCCCATCACCGCGAGGCATGCGAGATCGCGCCAGTCGAACCGTCTTTGCTCACCGGATCGAACCGCCACAGAGGGTCTGAAGTGCCCGCGCGAGATCCACTGGCTGATTTCACCGGTCGTCACGGCGCAGGCAGCAGCGACTTCATGGATCGTCCATGTGGTCATACCTGCACCTCATCCATCGGCCAGCAGTTCAGCCGCCAGAGTTCGCAGCGCATGCGCCGCAACCAGCGGGACCACTCCATTGCCACAGAGCCGAAGCCGGTCCACCCGGTGGGCCAGCCCATCAGCGCCTCGACGAACAGCGGGTTCAAGGTTCGGCGCACGTCGGAGGTATTCGGCCCAGCCGTCGGCGTCACCAGGACCTGGCGGCCAAGCAGTCCGTTGACCGGCGTGTTCGCGAGTGTCGTCGCCCCGTCCTTGTGATCGCGTGCCGTCGGCGTCATCCACATCTGACTGGCATGGGTCAGATCGGCTGTCTTCCGATTGCCGGCACTCGGCTTGTTGCCGTCCGTCGCCATCGGCGTTGGCCAATCCCGCGCCATCCGGTCGAGACCTTTCTCGTCGCGCCTGTCGCCGCCCCGGCTTCGAAAGCTGTCGATCTGCGGCGTGGGCCACATCGCGGCCGTCGTCGCGAGATTCATCCCGTGCTGGCCCGCTGCCTGCGACGGCGTCGGTTTCGTCTGCCGGTTTTCGTTGGCGCTGGCGCGGGGCGTCGGCCAGAGCCGCAGCAGCTCCGTCCGGTTCCCGCCACTCGACCGGGTCCCAGAGCAGGCGCGCGGGGTCGGCCAGCTCGTCGCCCTCGCGTATGGCGAGGATGAACAGCCGCTCGCGCCTGTGGGGCGCGCCGACTTCCGCCGCCGTGAAGAGGCCTGCCGCAAGCTTGTAGCCCATGCCGACCAGTCCGCTGGCGACTTCGGGGAAGCCGAGGCGGAGATGATGGGCGACATTCTCGAGAAACACGAATGGCGGCTCGACCTCGCCGATGATGCGGGCGACATGGGGCCAGAGGTGCCGCGGGTCGTCGGCACCCCGGCGCTTGCCCGCGACCGAGAATGGCTGGCACGGATAGCCCGCAGTGATGATGTCCACCGCGCCGCGCCACGGGCGGCCGTCGAAGGTTCCAACGTCGTCCCAGACAACAGCCTGATCCAGGGACGCGTCTTCCATCCGCGCCACGAGAGTGGCTGCGGCGAAGGTTTCCCGTTCGACATGGCCCACAGCACGATATCCGGGGATAGCGATGGTGAGCCCAAGGTCGAGACCACCTGCGCCGGAGCAGAGGGAGAGGCCGAAGAGGCATGCGTCTCCGGCTCCGGAAGCGCATCCGGAGGAAGGTAAAGCCAGGTCATGCATGTCACGCGGCGGTCTGGCGCTTTCGCGCGGGTTCGGCGTCCGTTGCCGGGGCATCGGCCGGGGCGTCGGCGTCGTCGCCCAGCCGCTCGGTCCTTACCTGCGCGAAGGTCCGGCCGTCGCCGTCGAGGATCGCGTCGCGGCCGGTCTCGGCCTGCCAGCGCTCGACCGCGACATCGACATAGGCGGGACTGATCTCCATCGCGAAGACGCGGCGGCCATTCGCTTCACCCGCCATGATCTGCGAGCCCGAACCTGAGAACGGCTCGTAGCAAAGGCCGCCCCGCACCACATGCTGGCGCATCGGAATGCCGAAGGCGTCGAGCGGCTTTGGCGTCGGGTGGTCGGGGCGCTCGTCCTTGGCGAAACTCGGCAACGCCCATGTCGATGGCAGCGTTTCCTCGGCCACCTTCGGCGGGCGGTTCGGGCGGCGCCAGCCCATGAAGCAAGGCTCGTGCTTCCAGAGATAATGCGACCGGGTCAGCACCCCGCGGTCCTTCACCCAGATGATCTGCTGATGGACGAAGGCACCTGCCTTTTCCCAGCAGGCCTCCAGCATCGCCTGGCGGCGCGAGGCGTGCCAGCAGTACCAGGCAGCGTCCTCGGCGATCGCCTCGGCGACGGCGGCGGCGATGAAGCCGTCGTAGAGCTCCGCGCCCTGCGAACTGTCGTCCCAGGTCGTGCCGTAGGACGCGGACCAGTCCTTGTTCCGCGTCGGATGGTTCGAGCCATCGTAATCCACCAGATACGGCGGATCGGTCGCGAACAGGATCGCCCGCTCGCCATTCATCAGGCAGCGCACATCAGCAGCACTGGTGCTGTTACCGCAAAGCAGGCGGTGGTCGCCGAGGATCCAGAGATCGCCGGTCCGCGAGGCCGGATTGCGCGGGGGTTCGGGGATGGTCACCGGCGGCACTGAGCCCCCGGCGCCACCTTCTTCACCGTCCGCCTCCGGCACGAAGGCCAAGAGCTTGTCCAACTCGCCGTCGGAGAAGCCGACAAGGGACAAGTCGAAATCCTCGGCCAAGAGGTCATTCAGTTCTGCCGACAGCAGCGCCTCGTCCCAACTGCCGAGTTCGGTCAGCTTGTTGTCCGCGATGCGGTACGCCCGCCGCTGCGCCTCGGTCAGGTGCCCCAACACGATCACCGGTGCTTCCGTCAGCCCTAGTTGCGTCGCGGCCAGCACCCGGCCATGGCCCGCGATCAACTCGCCATCCTCGGCCACGAGGCAGGGCACAGTCCAGCCGAACTCGGCCATGCTGGCGGCAATCTTCGCGACCTGGTCCGCGCCATGCGCCTTCGCGTTCCTCGCGTAGGGCTGGAGGCGCGACAGCGACCAGGTCTCGATCCGATCAGGGGCGAAGCTCAGCGTCATGGTCGGGTGGGTTCCGATGTGATGGTGGATGCTGGCCGGATTCTGGACACCGGATGCCGCACTGGACTCCACGCGGGGTCCAGCTGCGTCCGGGGTATCCAGCCCAAGGGCCAGCGTTCATTGGTGTTTGCGTAAGGTCAGATGGATCCAGCTTCCGGGTGGCTTCCCAAAAATCCGGCCCTGTCGCTGGCGATGTGCCGCGCTTCGCCCGCCAGCATACGAATATCGCCCGGAAGGAACCGCCACCTCGCCGGGGCTGGACCCCGACCGGACTCTCGCTGGATACCGGAAGCCAGTGGCCCCCTGCCCCGCGCGCTCCTCTCCCGAGCATATCAACTTTCTAGCCCGGGAGAGGGCTTTCTGTCCCTTCGAAAACTGTCCGCCGGACAATTTTCTATCTGGAACGCAGGGTTACGCGTCACTGGCTAGGTCGATCACCCTCTGCTTCGACAGGTTGCGGTTGAACCGCCGCTTGTTGAGGGTGAGCGCGATCACCGCGAGGCCGAATTGCCAGTGCTGATGCGCGGCCGACCGGTGCAGCCCTGCGGACCAACATATCTCCTTCCACCGCTCGCCATGGGCTTTCATCCAGACGATGCGACCGTCCACGGGCTCGAGGCAGGCGGTCCAGGTCAGCGTTTCCTCCATGCGGCTGATCGCCTGCGGCGATGGCAGCACGCGCATCGGTTTGGGTTCCTGCCCGACCTTGTCGCCAAAGCTGTGCAGGACCGCAGGCCAGGTGCTGAAGTAGCCTTGCCTGCGTGGCTCGGGCAGACGCTTCAGGACGAAAGCGGCTTCGGCCAGCCGTTCCTCGACCAGCGCGGGGGTCCAGACGGTCATCGATGCACCTCCCGCCCAGTCGCAGCTGGGCCATAAAGCTTCTCCCCCAGCTGGCGCACCAGTTCCCGTTCGGGCCAGGTCAGGCGGTGATCGTCGAGGGCGACGGCCAACACGCGCTGTTCGCGCCAGCCATCACGCTTGACCTCATCGGGATTCCGGCGACGGCCGCCATACCCCTTCGGTGCAAAACGCATACCCTTCATTGCAGGCCCCCCTTGGTCTCGAGCGCCCAGATCAGGATCGCGATCGCATCCGCTTCGTTGTCATCGGCAGGGCTGAACCCCCGCGCCCGGGCGGCGGCAATCATCGCCGCCTTGTCGGCGTTGCCCTTGCCAGTGGCGTGGCGCTTGATGGTGCCGACCGGGACACCCTCGTAGGGCACGCCGCGCAGTTCCGCCCATGCGGTCAGCGTGGCCATCAGCCCGCCATAGACATGGGCGGCGTCGGTTGCGGCGTGGCGACGGACCTCTTCGAACCAGATGGATGCGATGGGCCCGGACAGACGATCCAGCTCGCCCAGCCAGTTGGTGAACCGCAGATAGCGCATGCCACCGCCAGCGAAGCGACCGGGACGGAAGGAGACGGTGCCGCTGGTGATCAGCCCATCAAGGCCATGCAGCGCCCATCCCGTCGTGGTGCCAAGGTCGAGGGCCAACAGGGTGCGGCCTGACCTGACGGCGGTCGGCAGATCGGGGATGGCCACATGGGGTTGGGTGGCGAAGGACAGGTCAGCCATGGATGGTCTCCTCTTCTGGTTGGCTGCGTAGGGCTTGAAGGTGACGGTGGATTTGGAACTCGGCGTGAACGGACCCACGACAGGCCTCGCGCGCGAAACCCCTGGGGGTGGGCGAGGGAGAACCCGCCTGCGGCGTTCTCCCCCACCCCCGTAGGGGGTGGTTTCACCCCCGAAACTTGGAACACCGATCAAGACACTGACAGGAAACGGGAATTCCAGTTTCGGGAGGTGGGTTTCGGTCGATCCTGCCGAAACTGATTGCAGCGTAGCGATTGCGCCATCCGCGCAATCCTGCAGGGGCAGTTTCGGAAGCGGGCCGAAACTGGTCACAACTGGACCCTGCGTGGTCCTGCGTGTGAATGGCGAGGCAGTCTCGGCAGCGGGGCCCATCTGGTTCAAACTGGTCCCTGCGCATTGCCGCGCAAAGCAGGTATCGGGGGCAATCATTGCCGTTCCCCCTCCGGATAGACCCAGACATGCGGGTTTTCGACCTCGAGAAGCGCGCCGGTCTGGGGCGATTTGTAATGGGTTGGCAGCACTGAAACGCGAGCGGGGCTGACTTCGCCGGTCTCCGGATCGACCTCCTCGCCGCCCATGGGCATGACCATCCCCTCGACGCAGAGGTAGCCGAAGCGCGAGCGTGAGGGCCCAAGGCCATAGGGCGCCGCGTTGCGGACAAACTTGACGGCGCCCTTGGTGGCCTGCACTGCGATCCGGTCCCGGATGGCATCCTTGCCGCCCAGACCGCCCTTGTTTTCGAAGACCTCTGCAAACTGGTTGGCGGTGTAGAGCCGCCCCTCGGCCGCCTCCTCGAGCAAAATGGAGAGGATTACCTCCTGCTTGCGAACGCGCTCGGCGTCGTATTTCGCGCCAACCTCGGCGCGGACCAGACGCTCGTTCATCGGGTTGATCTCGACCCACTGGCCGCCAACCTTGTCGATCAGCTTCGAGGGCAGCGCAGGGCCATTCCTGAGCTCGATTTCGAGCTTGCGCTCTGGCGCGTCCTCGTCCGGCCGGTGCAGGATCAGGCCGGTGCTGTAGAAGCCCCTGAGCGCGCTGGCCCCCGACAGGGCGAGGAACGGATCATCCTTCAGCTGCTGCTTCGCCAGTTTTCGCGTGTGATGGACCAGTATCACCCCGCAGGCGGGGTTGATGTAATCCCGCAGCACCTCGACCCGGTCCTTGAGGAAGAACATCATGGCGGTATTGTCGTTTTCGCCGCCGCCATCCGGGCCACCATCGAAGAGGTTGCGGATCGGGTCGATACAGATGATGTCCGGTCCCGCATCCGGAAACGCCGCCTGGATGGCGCGCGCCACCCGAATGCTGCCCTCGGCATCGAGCAGCAGCTTCAGCTTGGGCGTTGCCACGAAGGTGTCGCGCGCGGCGGCCAGAACCTTGGCAGGCAGCGAGATCTGCCCCAGCCGCTCGCGCAGGTAGTGATACTGGATCTCCGCCTGAAGGTAGAACACGCGCAGCGGGCGCGGCGGGGTGAAGCCCAGGAAGGGCTGACCGGCGGCCATGTGCACGAGCCAGCTGATCGTCAGATCGCTCTTGCCGACCTTCGGCGCACCGCCCAGCACCAGCAAGCCACCCGGCGTCAGCACGCGGGGCGCGATGATGTCCTCGGGCATCGGGCTGGTATCGTCCAGCAGCGCGCCGAGTGTGAAGGTGGGCATTTCGCAGGGCGCCGGGGCTGCGCTATCGAGGCGGACCAGCGGCGGCCCGTTCTTCTGGACATGCAGATCCCAGAGCCGCTCGGACTCGCGCTGAAGGCGCTCGATCGGCCAGGAGGGCCGCAACATGGCGGCGTTGTAGCCGCAGATCGCCTGCCAGCCCTCGTCCTTCGACAGCCGGCCTTCATGGACCATGCGCACGAAATGGCCGATCGCGGCCGATGCCCCCTCAAAACGGGACCAGTCGTCCTGCCCGCCCTCGCGCACTGGGGTCACCAAGACATCGTCGAGGCGGGGCTTGTCCGGGGTGACACTGCCGCTGGCGACCATCCCGGCCCCCGGCAAGGGCGGCATTTCGGACACGCGCTCTGCGAACTCGTCGAGATCGACCTCGACGGAGTGGTGCTCGCGGATTTGCACCAAGCGCTGGTTGCCATGCTTGTGATAGACGGTGCCTGCCACCCTGATCGGCTGATGCGCAGACCGAAAATGCGTGTCGCCGCCGACCTTCAGGGCAATCTCGCCCCGCAGACGACAAAGACTGGCCAGCGCCGCCCCCTCGGCAGGTTCGGTCATCTTCCACCAGACATGGAGCTTGGCTGCACCTTCGGGCGTCCGCCCGCCGCTCTCGATGATCAGGGTGGGTTGACCCAAATGGCGCAGCAGATGGGCGAGCTTGGCGGGGATGTCACCCGCGTCGAGATCGACGACCAGAGCCTGCATTTGCAGGACTTCGGTGGCTTTGGCCTGGCCTGGCCCGGCGACCGTGCCGGGGATCACATAGACGGCGGCCCCTTCGCGCCAGGCCCAGTTGGCGAAGGTGGCGAGCTTGCCTGGCGCTGTGGCATCAGCGTCCATCCAGACGTTGTGCGGCCGGCCCTCCTTGCCCTGCCCCATGTCGACGAAGCCCCGGACCGGGATCTGGCCTTCGCACCAGCCGAACACGACATCGAGGAACGTCGCGATCTGGACCGGGTCGGGCTCAACGCCAAACGGATCTTCGGCCGCCGGGGCGTCGTTGAAATCCTGCCATGGGCTGAAGTGGATGATCTTGTCGTCACTCATCCGGGCAGCCCCCAGCAACGCGCGGCCCATGGGCAGAAGCGGCATTCGAAGAAGTCACGATTGGTGGCGATCCGAGGCAACAGCTCGCCCGCATCGGTCGCCTGCAGGATCCGGACGCCCCGGTCCGACATGCGCTGCGCGAGCCCTGCATCGAAGGGCACAAGCTCGTGGTGCAGTTCGGCGGTGTCCTTGTTGATCGCCGTGAACAGCGCCGGATGGGCCGATATGCCGGGGACCGTCCCTTCCATGTAGGCCTGGTAGAGCGCGATCTGCGCGGCATAGACGGGCTTCGCGACAGCAACCCCGTCCTTGACGCAGGCCCGCCAGTTCTTCGCGTTCATTGTCTTGCATTCCCAGAGCGCGGGAGTGCCGATGCCCAGCGGCGCAGGTGCCGCGGCGATGATCCCGTCGACGTGGCCCCGGATGCGCCCGCTCGCGACGGAAAAGCCGAACTGCTCGCCATCAGGGCGGTTGCCCTTGCGGGTGTAGAGGTCGAGCTCGGCCGCGCGCAGCCAGCGGATGGCCAGATCCTCGAGCTGGTGGCCGATCTCGAAGATCCGCAGCGTCTGGCCGCCGAAATCCGCGCCCTCATCCTTGGGCGCGCCCGCGAATTCGAACTGCAGCGCGCGCTCGCAGGCATGGCCCAGCCGGGATGCGCCGAGATAGGTCCGGGGTGGCGTGGCCTCGCGCTCGGCGATCAACGCGGCATCGATGGCAGCGTTGACGCGCTCAGCAATGCCGGGGCGGTGATTGTAGTCCAGCATCAGAACGGCACCTCCGCCGTGGCGGCGATGCGCGACATCTCGGCGCCGTAGCCCTCCAGCACTTCCTCGATCAGAGCGGTGACCTCGGCCGCCGTGAGATCGCGAAGCCGCTTGTCCCAGCCGATCTGGTCCATCGTCTGGCCCAGACGCTTCATCACCAGCGCGATGGCCTCGCGCTCTTCGTCGGTCATTCCCTGCATGGTCAGTCCTTTGCGATGGCGGGCCGCGAACCATGCCTGGCAGGGCATCGAGCAGAACCAGCGATGCTTGCGGGGGCGTGGTTTGGCGGGATTGAAGAAGCCGAAGCCTTGCGCGGGACGCAGGCAGACGGCGCAAGGTTGCAGGCGCGGGTGCCAGTGGCGGGCCAGTTCGCGAGGGGGTGCACTATGCGCAGCATGATTCACGCCGCCACCCCGATGCCGGGGCTGGCGCGGCCGACAAGCTGGCGGATTTCGCGCTTGTTGAAGCCGAAGGTCATCAGCGCCGAGGCGCGATAGCGGGTCAGGCCATAGTCCTGACGGAACTCGGGCGGCAGGTATTGCAGCTGCTTTTCGGTGGCGGCCTGCTTCAGCCAGCCCTTCGATTTGAAGGCGCTCTCGTCGGTCTCGTATTCGTTCAGCCAGTCATCGGCCTGCGCGAGGCAGACCGTCCGCTCGCCCACGCCCAGAAGCCGGGGCGCGCGGCCCTTCGCGCCACCAACAGCGTGCCAGCGGCCCTCGAGGAAGAAGATCCCGCCCCAGGCATTGAAGCCGTTGGCCATCAACGCGGCGTCATCGCCGAAGAGATCGACCCATGCGAAACTTGACCGCTTAAGAAGGTCGATCTCGGACATGATGAAACCCGAGAGCGGGACGGCATCCTGGCCTTCACCCGGCTCCTCGACGTCGCGGGCGAACACCTCGCCGCAGAGCGGGCATTCCATGGCGGCAAGTGGGATTTCCGCCTCGCAGGCCGGGCAGGTCTTCGTCGGCGCTTCACCTGTCTCGGTTTTGCCGTCCAGATCGACATCCTGTTCCAGCGTGCCGTGGATCAGGCTCGATGTCCCGAAATCCAGCACGATGCAGTCAGTCTTCACGACACCGGGGTGTTCCTCGGGATCCACTGTGCGCAGGCCACGCCCAACCATCTGGATCATGGTCGATTTGTAGGAACTCGGCCGCAGCAGCACGACGCAGGAGGTGGGCGGATGGTCCCAGCCCTCGGTCAGCACCGCCACGTTGACGATGACGCGGATTTCGCCCGAGGCATAAGCTGCAAGGATCCGGCGGCGCGTACCAGCATCGAGATCACCATGGATGACAGCCGCCGAAACACCTGCGCCGTTGAAGGCGGCGGCGACGTTTTCGGCATGGGCGACGGTGGAACAGAAGACTACGGTCGGCCGCTCGCTCGCCTTTTCCTGCCAGTGCCTGACGACCTCATCCGTCACCGGCGCGCGGTTCATGATCTGCGCAACCTCGGTCATGTCGTAATCGGCAGCGCTCTTGCGCACGGCGCGCAGCTGCTCCTGCACGCCCACGTCGATGACGAAGGTGCGGGGTGGGACAAGGTGACCGGAAGCGATCAGTTCACTCAGCCGCACCTGGTCGCCCACATTGTCGAAGATCTCGCGTAGCCCTTTGCGGTCGCCCCGGTTGGGCGTGGCCGTGACGCCGAAGATCCGGCAGTCGGGGTTCGTGCCCCGGATATGATCGATGATCCGGCGATAACTGTCGGCGACCGCATGATGCGCCTCGTCGATGACCAGGAGGTCGAGCGCGGGCATCGCCGCCAGATTGGCCGGCCGCGACAGCGTCGGCACCATTGCGAAAGTCGCCCGCCCTGCCCAGCTCTTGGCCTCGGCATCGACGACGGAGGTGGTGATGTCAGGCGCAACCCGGCCGAACTTCGCCCGGTTCTGCGCGGTCAGCTCATCGCGATGGGCCAGGATGCAGGCCTTGGCATCACCGCCCTCGAGGGACTTCGCGACAACCGCCGACAGGGCGATGGTCTTGCCGAAGCCGGTCGAGGCGATGCTGAGGGTGTTGCCGTGATCGCAGAGCGCAGCGAGGCTGCGCTCCACAAACAGGCTCTGACGGGGGCGAAGTCGCATGGGTCAGGCCCTCACTGCGCCCAGGAGGGGCGACCCGGCACCGGCGATGCAGGTTGCTGCTGGACCGGCGGCGGGGGCGCGGGTTGCGCGGGCGGGTGGTAGCCGGGCTGCGCGGCGAGCCCCATGTACTGGGCATAGTCGCGATGGTCCGGCGTCACGGCGCTGCGGATTTCGTTCTTGTCATCACCGGTGGCATCGGTGCCGACATCGATCCGGGCCAGGAACTCGATCCCGTCCAGATCCCCAAGGCCGTTGATCCGCCGCGCCGCCTGCGCTTGCGGGGACTGGTCCTTGTCGGAAATCCCGCGCGCCGAGTTCAGCATGCCGCGGATCATGCTGCGGCCCATGTTCGCCCAATCCGGTCCCTTCGGGCTGTAAAGCCCGATCAGGGTGAAGATCTTGCGCCGGGCATACTGGCCCTCGGTGACGGTGAACTCGCCGTTGAGGTACACCGCACCGGTCGAGCCGCGGGTGGCATAGCCCCCGGTCCAGCCCTGCGAAGCGTCGTCGAAACCGCCGGGGCGGATCGTCAGGCGCACCTTGGCCAGCGTACCCTTGGGGATGAGGTTGGTGTTGGACTGGGCGTCGTTGAAGTCGTTCCAGGAACCCATGGGGGTGTCTCCTTTGCGGATCAGGATTGCGGATGGGGGTGATCGGCCCCGCCCTCAGCGGGCGGCGTGAAGGTCAGGCGCCTTGGCGCGGGCGTGCCGGGGGCGCGGATCTTCTCCATCAGGCGGCCGAGATGCGGTTCTTCCACGGGGCCGAGGCGACCGGAACGATCCTTGGCCGGAAAGCCCCAGGGGTTGATGGTGTGGCAGACGAAGGCGCGGTAGGGATCACCACCATCGGCCTTCAACTCGGCCATGGTGATCACCTCGTCGACGATGCCCGGCAGCTCGAGCCCGGTCTTCGATCCGTCGATCTGCGGCTGGAAGACGCGCCGGTTGAAGTCGTCGAACTTCTCGTCGAGGATCCCCACAAACCAGACGTTGCGCCCCCGGGTGTGCTGGAGGTGGGTCAGCCAGGCGATCATCTCGCGCCCGTGCAACCCGTAGGCCCCGCGCACATCCGGCTTGCCGGTCTTCTCCGACACCGCCTCGGGCTGGCCCTTGCACCATTGGAAGCAGAGCCGCCCCGCCACGGTGATCGAGTCGACAAAAATTGTGTCGTAGCGGTCGAGGGCAGTCGGGTCCCCGAACTTCTGGCACACGGCCGCGTGGTGCGCCGGGCTGTAGGGTTGTTCGTCGCGCAGGCTGGGATTTGCGCCGCCGATGAACACCGCGAAATCCCGGCATTCCGCCCATGTGCGCGGTCGGATGCTGTCGCCCGGCCAGCCCTCGATGGCCAGATCGCCCGCCTCGAGGTCGATGAACAACGTGCGGGCCGGGTCGAGCGTCCACAGCAGGCTGGTCTTGCCGATGCCGGACTTGCCGAAGATGCAGCCCTTGATGCCGCGCGGCTCGGCCAGCCGCTGATCGGCGGTGATGATGGGCAGGCTCACGCGCGATCCTCCTGCGGCAAGAGGTCGATTTTCAGCGTGCCGGTCTTGACGGTGCGGGCGGGCTCGAAGCCCTGGCGGATCGCCTCGGGCCAGGCGACATAGGCACGCTCGGGCACCTTGAAGCTGATCTCGACGTATTCGGCCGGATCCTCGCCTGCAGCGCGGATGCGCTCGACCATCGCCGCGAGCTTGGCCTGGTCCCATTCGACACGCTTCGGCAGGTCGGCGACCACGGTGAAATCGCCATCGACAATGCGCACGGTACCAGTGTCCTTGCCGCAAGCTCGGCGAGCCTCGGCGGCGCGGGCGGCATAGCGGACCTCGAGCGCGGTGGAAAAGCGCGCGGTGACGGCCTTCATCTGCTTGGCCGTGGCGTCGATCTCGCGCTGCAGGGCGGCCAGAAGCTCGACGGGCAACTGGGCGATCTCGCCAGCGGGCAGGTTGATCAGCTGATCGATGCTGGGGGTGTTCTGCGGGAACGTCATGAGGGGTCTCCGTGATGGGGAATAGGGTCAGGCGGCCTCGAGCAGGCGCATGGAAAAGGCAGGACCGGCCTGGCGGGGTCTGGCCCGGGCGACGGCGATGTAGGCGAACTGGTCGGGGCCGATCCGGGCCTGCACGAGGTGGACAAGCCCATGCTCGGCGGCACGCAGCGCGGCCGATGCCACGAGGCGCAGGGTGCGCTGCTGTTCAGCAGGCAGCTTCGAGATGACGGAGGTCGCGTCGACCGCGAGAAAGCCGCGATGGTAGACCAATGTCTCGCCGGGAGCGGCCTGCGCGATCCAGGCTGAAAGCCCGACCTCGTCGAGCGCTGGTCCGGCCGCGCCGAAGATCGACACGACGCCTGTGGCGCGGAGGATGGAATGCCGGGCCATCATGCCGCGCCCCGATCTGCGGTGCTTCGCCGCTGGCGGGCCTGCTCATAGGCCAGCACATCCTCGAGCCGGTAGACCACCCGGCCGCCGATCTTCAGGAAGGCCGGGCCCTCGCCGGTCCAGCGCCAGCGTTCAAGGGTGCGCGCCGAAATGCTCCAGCGTGCTGCAAGTTCGGTCTGGTTCAGGCAGGTTCTGGTCTGCATCGTCCTCTCCCGGTGTGTCGTTGGGAGGAAGATGCACGGCGCGACGCGGGGATGTCGTCGGGATCAGAGTGGGATACGGAGGGGGATCAGCCAGACCATTTCAATCATGGGGTGAAACGTATGACGGTGGGATCGCCATCCCCCTCCATCCCCCGGTGCATCCCACAGCGGGAAGCAAACAGGGACGCGCGGAGGGTCCAACTCAGAGGCCAGCAAGGCGATAGGCCCCACGGCCGTTCGACTCGATGAGCAGCGGCCAGTCCTTCTTGGACTTGAAGACGTCGGCCATCTTGAGGCTGCGCGACCCCGCCTGCGAAAGCACTGCCTTGCCGCTCTGCCACGGATCGCCCTGCTTGGCCGCCGCATGCAGGATCCGCACGACCTGTGCCTGGATCGGACCCAGCCGGAACTCCCGGCCATGGCAGCGGACGCTCTGATAGTCGGCAGAGGCGTGAAACTCGCCCGCTGTCTTCATGCCCGAGGCACCGCCGAAGCCTGTCGCCGCCTCGAAACGGTCGCGTTCTTCGCGCCTTAGCATCAAATCTGGCTTGCGGATCGTCAGGCTCTCGCGTGAGCCGTAGAAACAGGCATAGTCCGCCTTTGCGGTCCGGAAGCGGGTGACGCTGACCTCACCCTTGCGAAAGAGCTGGAAGACGTCCTGGACGTGCAGGTCCAGCAGCCCATTGAACAAGGACCGCTCCGTGGGGATCGAGAAGCAGCGGCCATCGCCGGTTTCCTCGTAGTCGCCAAACTCGATGGGCAGGTTCAGGATGCGGACCGACAGCCGCAGCTGGTCGTTCTCGGCCAGATAGACCAGATCGACCTCGGGCATCGACCACCGGGCGAGGACTTCCGGCAAGGTGAAATACGCCTTCTCGATCTCCATCCGGGTCCCCGATTCCAATGCAATCTGTTTGGCTTTTGTTCTAGCCGCTTGACGATCCAAATTCAATCCTGTCATATCCCACCCTATCCACAGCCCCTTGGGGAAAAGATGACCGAACATCACACCCTAGCCGACCGTCTGCGGGCCCGCTCGGACCAGCTTGGCCTGGCACCGGCCCACGTCGCCGAGATGGCCGGGGTCAACCGCTCCTTCGTCTATGACATCCTGCGCGGACGTTCCTCGCGCCCCAGCATCGACCGGCTGGCCGATGTAGCCCGCGTACTGAAGGTGGACCGCGAGTGGCTGATCCACGGCATCGGCGAGATCGAGGGCCCCTCCCCCTTCACCGAGACCCCCGAAGATACCTTCGTGGCGATCACGCATGCCACGCCCCGCCCCGCCATGGGCGGCGGCGCAGTGGTTACCGAGGATGGCGACACGCCCGGCCGCGCCTATCACTTCCGCCAGTCGTGGATCCGCCACAAGCTGAAGGCCAGCCCGTCACAGCTCCGGATCATGCATGTCGAAGGCGACAGCATGGTCCCCACGCTGCAGGACGGCGATGCCGTGCTGGTCGACATGACGCGCCAGTTCCCCAGCCCGCCTGGCATCTTCGTCCTCGACGACGGTATGGGCCTGGTCGCCAAGCGCCTCGAGCACATCCCCAACAGCGACCCGCCAGCCGTGCGGGTGATCTCGGACAACTCGCTCTACCCCGCCTACGAGCGCACGGCCGACGAGATCCGCATCATCGGCCGCATCCGCTGGTTCGCGCGGGAGATATGAGGATGGGTGGTGCCGTTCCCGCCCGGCTCCAGAAACGAAAAAGCGCCCGCGAGATCTCTCTCCGGGCGCACCTCTGCGATGATTTGAATCTGCGTCAAGGGGGGCAGGTTTGTCAACGTGGATTTGTGTTTCCGGACAAGGACGTGTGCAAAAAATCACCTTGTCGAACGGCACTACTGATCATCCAACTCACCATTGACCGCGACAAGACCCCGATGGAATTGGCGCCATGCTCCGCACGCCGCACAACCCATCGCCTTTTCAAAAACCAAGACGATCGTCGTGGTGACAACTCCTCGCAGCGTCACGAAGCACTCGATAATTGCGGCTAGACCATCGTCGCATCAAGAAGTTACGCTACCACTTCAAGCAGTAGCGCCCATCTAAACTCTCGCTGAAGGAAAAGTGCCATCAGTTCCGTTCCGATCATGACCGCGGCCCAGTTCGCGACTGCTTTCGCTCTTCGGCCAAACCTGGTGTCATGGTTCCTGGGCGCTGGCGCATCGGCCGCCTCGGGGATTCCGACCGGCTATGCAATGATCCGAGATTTCAAAGCAAAGATCTTCTGCCGCGAGACGAACCTATCAAGCCGGGAGATCGACACAGCAGATCCTATCTGGATCGAACGGATCGATGCCTTCTTCCGACAGACATCGCTGCTGCCACCAGATGGCGACCCGACCGAATATGCCGCAGCCTTCGAGGCGGTCTATCCGCAGCCCCGGCATCGCCGACAGTATATCGATGATGCAATCTCCAAGGGCACGCCATGCTTCGGCCACAAGGTGCTCGGAAGCCTGATGGCGGCAGGCAAGGTCAATTGCGTCTTCACGACGAACTTCGACCCGCTTGGGGAGGACTCGGCTCTCGCGGCAAACGCGATCCTGCCCATCGGAGACCAGAGGCGACCGACCGTGGCAGCGATCGACTCCGCCGATCGTGCGATGCGCTGCCTGGATGAATCCGACTGGCCACTGATCGCAAAGCTCCACGGCGACTATCAGTCGATTGCGATCAAGAATACGGGATCGGAGCTTGAGCAGCAGGACGCACGGATGCGCCATGTTCTAGTCGAGGCAGCCAAGCGTTTCGGAATGCTGTTCGTGGGCTATAGTGGACGGGACGCTTCGATCCTGGAGGCATTGAACACGGCCCTAGCCGCCCCGTCTCCGTTTCCGAACGGTCTTTATTGGGTTGCTTCTTCAGCCTCGCGCCTGTTGCCGGCGGTCGCCGAATTCCTCAGCAAGGCTCATGCAGCCGGTGTCGACGTGGCGGTGATCGAATGTGCGACGTTCGATGAACTGGCCGCCGAGATCATCAAGACGACAGAACTGCCCCAGGTACTCTATGATCGCGTGATGGAGGGACGGCTAACACCACGCTTAGTGCCTGTCCAGCTGCCGACGGCAGAGGCCCGGCCATTTCCTGTTCTGCGCTATTCCGCCTTGCTGATTGAAGCGATGCCGCGGGCCGCACGGCGCATCCGGTTGGATCGGGCGGCAACATCCCCCGAAGTTCGCGAGATGCTTAAGGAGAAGAATTGCCGGGCAGCAATCGCGACAGTTGGCCGCGAGTTGGCGGCGTTTGGCCGGGATCAGGAGATCCTGGATGCGTTGGTCTCATTTGGCGCTTCCTCCGCCGGTACGATCGACCTCGATCCGGTCGCACACAGTTGGGCAATGGGCCTGCTCTACGACGTGCTCGTCAGATCTCTCGCCCGACAGCGCCCGCTCATTCCACGCTATAGACACTCAGGCCATTCGCTTGTTGTCGCCAACCCGCGTGACGGGGATGATCCTGAGCGGACGCGTCGGCAGAAGCAGACCTTGTCTAGGCTTCGCGATGCTTATGGCACCGAACTCACAGGAGTGGTGCCCAAGCTTGGCTTTCCATTTCAAGAGGGAATCCATCTGAAGCTGGAACGGGTCGACAGCCGATGGTGGTGCGGCTTCGAGCCCTACACCTTCGTCCAGCTACCAAAGCGCGATATCCCAGCGGAGGTTGCTGCCGGGGATTCGGCCGCCGATCAACAGCACGATCCGATGGGTATGCACTCCGAGCGTGGGGCTGACCCTGCAGGTGACTGGCGTCGCGAACGCTGGGCGCAGCGCTACAACAAGAACTGGGCCCAGATCATTGGGGCCTGGGCTCAGCTTTTGACCGAAACGGGGGGCACCACGCGGCATGCCTTCGGACTTGAAGAAGGCACCGGGATGGATGCTGTGTTCAAAGTAGCACCAGTCACGGGCTATAGCCGCCCGGGACATCATCATACCTACTTCGACAGGAGCAGGTGATGGCGAATCCAGCCCTGACTAAGCTGCCGCCGTTCACCCTTTTGGACGAGCCGGACCTCTCCTTCTCGCCATCTGACGTGACCCAAGTCGACGTCCATCCGTTGCGTGGGCTGCTGAATTTCGGACCGTACTCGAAGGGATCGTTTGGCAGCTATACGTCGCGTGTGCGCATCGCCACAGTCGGCCCGAAGAGCGCATTCCATCGCCGTGGTGACCTGATGCGGCTGCTGCTCGACGTGCATCGACCGTCTGACCGCTCCGAATACGTGCCAGAATACCCCGGCTTCGCACGTCTATTTCATGTTGCACTCGAGTCGGCGCCCGCTATCGCGCATGTTAAATGGCCCGAACGCCTCGACGAGTTACCAGGTAACGGCGACGCACAGCACCGCCTCTGTCTGGCGATGGAGGCGGCGCTACGCCAGCTCGACACCGTCCGCAACGAGTTCGACGTCGTCCTCGTCCACTTTCCCGACAGTTGGAACACGACGACACGCACCAAGTTCTTCGATGCGCACGATGTGCTGAAGGCGCTAGGCGCCAGATACAATATTCCGACCCAAGTTCTGAACGATCGCGTGTTCACCTTCACCCACAAGGCCTCTCTCGCATGGCGCTTGGCTACCGCATTATATGTGAAAGCGGCGGGTACGCCGTGGAAGCTGGCACCGCTTAAGGGCGTGCCGGCCGATACCGCCTATATCGGTCTGGCCTATGCGCTTCGCGGTGATCAGCGCGACGCGCATTATGTGACTTGCTGCTCGCAGGTGTTCGACATGGACGGCGGCGGCATGCAGTTCGTAGCGTTCGAGGCCCAGGATCCAGTGGCCGATGTTGCCGAAGCGCGCAGAAACCCCTTTCTCAGTCGGGACGATATGCGGGCTGTCCTTTCTCGCAGCCTGGCACTCTATCAAGGGCGCAACGCCGGCAATCTGCCCAAGCGCATGGTCATTCACAAGACGACAGCCTTCACGGACGGTGAGATCGAAGGCGCATTCGACGCGCTGGCCGGAGTTCCGGAAATTGAGTGCGTCGAGGTGAGTTCTTCATCCTGCTGGCGGGGTGTCTGGCTGATCAAGTCGGGAGTCGAAAAACCTCCTTCTCGACCTTCGGGCTTTCCTGTGCCGCGCGGGACGATGGTAGTCCGCTCGGGCAATTCTGCGCTCGTCTGGGTGGCAGGCAATGCTCCAGGAGTCTCGACTAAGGGCGATTATTATCAAGGAAAGAAGAGCATTCCCCGCCCGCTGCACCTCATCCGCCATGCCGGAAGCGGCCCACTTGAATTGACCGCGCATGAGGCGCTCGCGCTGACCAAGATGGATTGGAACAACGATGCGCTCTATGATCCAGTGCCCGTTAGTATACGCTATTCGCAACGGCTCGCGAAGACGATTGCCAATGTTCCTGACTTGCCGCGCAACGTCTATCCGTACCGCCTCTTCATGTAATCTCTGGTCTGTGCGAAGTCAGAGGGGCCTTACGTGGCTTGCACAGCCAATCGGGACTACGAAAGACTTCGTCCCCTCTGACGTTGCCCCCAACTTTCATCCAGCGTGAGCGAGACTCCGGGTCTGAGTTTTGCCCATTTGGGCGGGTTGGGCAACGGGGGCTGGCGCGGAGCTTTGCGTATTGCGCAGCGTCAGGCCCCGTTGCGGGGCGAAGGTTCGGGCAAACTCGGCTGGGGTCTGCCAGCCGAGGCGGGAGTGGGGCCGTTCGGTGTTATAGTCCGTGCGCCAGGCTGCCAGCGTTGCGCGGGCATGGTGCAGGGACGGGAACAGAGTTTCATTCAGTAACTCGTCCCGCAAGCGGCCGTTGAAGCTCTCGATAAAGGCATTCTGGGTCGGCTTTCCGGGCGCGATGTAGTGCCAGTCAAACTTGCGGTCATCCACGAACTTCAGGATCGCGTTCGACGTGAACTCTGTTCCGTTATCGCTGACCACTGTCTGCGGCTTGCCGCGGGCGTCGAACAGTGTTGCCAGCTCCCGCGCCACCCGTGCCCCCGACAGTGAGGTGTCGGCGATAAGGGCGAGGCATTCCCGCGTGCAATCATCAACCACAGTCAAAATCCTGAACCGGCGGCCATCCGTCAGCTGGTCCGAGACAAAATCCAGCGACCAACGTTGGTTCGGCATCAGCGGCAGCACCATCGGGGCCCGTGTGCCCATGGCCCGCTTGCGCCCGCCCCGGCGGCGGACATGCAACTGTTCTTCCCGGTAGATCCTGAACAGGCGCTTGTGATTGACCTCATGGCCCTCACGCCGCAAGAACACATGCAGCCGCCGATAGCCGAAACGCCTTCGGGCTTTGGCCAAGTCTTTCAGTCGCTCCCGCAGCACAGGGTCGTCTTGGCGGACCACCTCATACCGCATGGTCATCCGGCAACAGCCGATCACCCGGCACGCCCGCCGTTCGCTCATCTCGTGACTTGCCACCAGATGCGCAACCGCTTGCCGCTTCGCGGCGGGCGTCACCACTTTTTTCCAAGCAGATCCTTCAGTGCGGCATTGTCGAGCATCGCATCGGCGAGGAGCCGTTTCAGGCGCGCGTTCTCGTCCTCAAGGCCCTTCAGCCGCTTGGCCTCGCTGACGTCCATGCCGCCATACTTGGCCTTCCATTTGTAGACGGTTGCATCGCTGACGCCATGCTTGCGGCAAAGATCGGCGACGGAAACCCCAGCCTCATGCTCTTTCAGAATGCCGATGATCTGGTCTTCGGTGAACCTGCTGCGCTTCAT